CTGAGCGCAACCTGTGCCTTCCAGCGATTTAGTCAGGATCGCTTTAAAGCGCGACTGGGAGTTACCCATCAATGCCAAAGTTGTCGGATCTAGCTGTCTCTTTATCGGTGCAGGAGCATTGAGCGAATCAACGCTTGGCTCAAGAAGTTTATGGATATCATCAGGCGATAGCTGGGCACCTACATGTAACACCTCAACCAAAATTGGGTTGGTTGGGTCTTTGACATGGTAGGTCTCGGGGATACGCAGGATGCGGGCGGCTTCGCCCGTCACAACCGGATCAACTTCAAACTTGTGCTGGACGCACAGTTCCTTCAGCCGTTCTGCATATAGCGTCCACCGCTCGCGTGGCAAAGCCTCGGTGCATATCCAATAAATATGGGCACCCATACCAGACTTTACAATCGTCGGGCGCGGCAGACTTGTGGTCTTGCAAAAAGCCTTGAGTGCTACAAGGCCATCGTTCAATTCCGCAAACGGCTTGCCGGGGCCGCAGTCCAGATCAATGTAGAACGACTTGAGGGCGATGGCGTTCTTGGTAGTACGACGACCTTCAGGCCCGTACTTAGCCATGCCGTAGAAGGCGTTATATTTTGTAGTTACGAACTCATCGGCATGTTGAGATATCTCATCAACACTACCAACAAACCGCTGGCGAACGTCCTTGTTCTCCCCATCTTCCTTGATGCCAACGGTACAGTAGGACTCACCTTTTCCCAGTGGGGGAAGAACAAGAGAAAGAAAGTCCTTACGTGTAAGCATAGCCGTCCTCAAAAGACCGTCAAATAGAATGGGCAGGGGCAGACGGCGATGCCCTTTTCGGTAGCGAACCTAGCCCACCTACTTTTACGACAATTTGTCGATTAGTTTCTGTACCTGTTCAGCGTATTTGGGAGAGACATCTCGCTTACCCATGAACCACGAGTAAACAGTTTGTCTGCTCACTTTAAGGTACTCCGCAACATCAACAACAGGAACGTTCAGCCGAATGCAAATTTTGGCTAATTGCACACCAAGATAAAAAGCATTTGCTTCATAAACTGCCTGTACCATTAAAGTTGTGTAGCCCTTAATGATTGCCATCAGTCATCCCAATCAGCAAGAATCTTGGACAGATCAGGTTTGCTGGCTGCGGCCTCCTCGACCTTCTTTGAAACACGCTTCACAGGTTCAGCAACCACCACTTCTTCCACAGGTGCGGGTTCTGCTGCGGCCTTCGGAGTCGGTAGCGTCTTAGTCTTAACGCCATCAACCTCGGCAACCGTCATGGTTATTGCACGTTTGGCAACGTCAGTCTGGCCTTGCTTGATAGCGATCTGATGTTGATCTGCTTCCAAGAACTTGACCGCCTTGAAGTTGACTTTCGGAGTAGCACTGCTGGTATCAAACCGCATCTCGGTAACGACTGCGGTTACTGGAATACCTTTACTACCAAGCATCTTACCGTAGGCTTGCAGAGGCCACTTGCCGTTAGTTCCTTCGCCAAAGATTGACGTTGAAGGCAGCGTCAACTGAAATACGTCACCACCAACATCATTGGCAAGCACGACAGCGATACGCTGGTAGTAGCGACAAGCACGGCTATTGCCTTGTCCAGAGCCAGCAATATTCTGAGGGCAATCTACGCAACGCTTAGACTGCGGCGATGCAGCCTTGGCATCAGGCACATCACCATCAGCCGACCAACAATCAGGGGCAGCGACTTCGCCACCTTCCTGATACTGCTGTGCGTAGTACGTACGCGATACCTTCGGCGCAGCAGCGACGATCACCACATTCAGATGGCGATCCTCGTTATGGGTCACTTCCTTACCATTGATCATGAGTCTCCACACGCTTCCACGAATGGAGATGCGCTTGGATTGCGACCCACTACCGCCGCCCATGAGAGCCTTAGTAGTGTCGTCAACTTGCAGGGTCTTTAAATAATCTGGCAACCCTGAATCCAGAACAGCAATATCATTGCTCATATGCGCTCCTTAGCGTTTTACGATAACCACGGTTTGTCCGATGTCTGCCTGTAACCCCGGCGGGTGAAGGTTTTGATTCTCTTCAAGGAACTGCTCCATATTCGCGTTATGGATGCGATGCTGAAGCAACGAGAAGGCGTCGTTATCTTTGACAAATCGAAAGAACGAATCCCAATCGTTAGTCCAGTAGTGTTTGTTCAGTCTGCGCGAAATGGTGCCATGCTCAGTGCGGATGGTTTGAGCACCCTGCGCTTTACATATCTCTAGTAATTGCTCAGAGACAACGTCAAGTTGTGCTTTGAGTTCTTCATCTTTCTTTGCTAGTTCTCTGCGAGCGTCTCGTATTTTTACGTAGACCGCCGCAAGTTTTTCTGCGTTCATTGCACTCATGCTGTTCTCCTTGTGGGTCTATGAATTTATGCCTCTTGCTTTACACTGTCAAGCAACCTCCGACACAAAGTTTCTATAAAGTTCGATCAATTTGGTATGCACATCTAATTTCTGAGACAGCATCTTGTAGATGTGCTTTTCAACAGGACTGCCTTGCAAGTGTACTACTGTGCATGGATGGTGCTGACCCGCACGGTGGACGCGGGCGTTAGCCTGCAAATAAGTCTCAATAGACGTTATCGGTCCCCACCAAACAACAACGTTGGCCGCATGCAACGTGACACCGTGTGCTGCTGCTTGCGGCTGTATGACAAGCACTCGCGGCTCTGGATCTTCTTGAAATTTCTTAAAAATTTCTGAACGCTTGGTAGCCGGGACCGCACCGTTGATGATCTCGCAGGAGATCTTGTTCTTCTTTAATTCCTCCGCAATGATCTCAATGGCGTGGCGAAACGGGGCAAATATGATTACCTTCTGGCTTGCTTCCTCAATGACCTCTAGTAGCGCAGTCATGCGGTTCTTCGCATCAAACGCGATGATTTCTCCACTATCCGAGTAGACCGCGCCACATGAAAGTTGTAATAACTTGTTTAGGCTTGCGGCTGCGTTGACGGCGGTAATCTCTTCCCCCGCTGCAATTGTAAGCATCTGTTTACGAATCTCTTCGTAGTACGTAGTCTGCTGCGGGGTGAGCGGTACATCACGCATGACGTAAGTCATTTCCGGCAGATCCAGACATTCGTCTTTGGTAAAACGTATTGCTGGTTGTAGCGCGTTGTGTACGATCTGTTGGGAAGAAGGCTTCGGTACCCATCGAAACTGAGATACTTTGAATAGTACTTGATCCCGAAACGATCCAAAAAATTTTGGCACACCGCTTGGATTAACGATCTTGGCTAGTCCGTAAGCATCTGTCGGTGTCTGCGCTGCTGGCGTACCCGTCATCATCCATACCCAAGTGGATGGCATAAGGATGGAATTCAGTACCTTCCATCTTTTTGTGCTTACGTTCTTGTAAGCGTTGGCTTCATCGATAATCACCAGATCAAAGCCGTTTTTTATCACGGCTTCTTTTACAATATTCAAACCATCGTAGTTGCAAATCACGAACTCTGCATCGCCTTGCACTGCCTGTATGCGCTTTTCCTTGGAGTAACTATGCGCGATAGCGCATGTCCGATGTGTGGCAAACTTAAAAAGGTCGTTCTCCCAAGCCGACTGCATGATGGACAGCGGACATAGCACAAGCACACGACGTATAAACCCTTGCTGCATCAAGTAGTCCGCAGCCCAGATAGCCGATGCCGTCTTGCCAGTGCCTTGCTCGTTGAAGCAGAAAGCCCGCCGATGCAAGGTCAAGAACGCAGCCGTGTCGTATTGATGCTTAAACGGCCTCTGCAATCCCGGCCATGCGTAATCTCGCATAATGGGAGACGGCACATCCTTGAGCCGTAGATTCTTGAGAATCTGTGCTTCCTCCACCCCCCATTTGACCAGCACTTCGTTGTCACTAAGTTTTTTAGCGTTGTGAATCACAGCAGTAATCCGCTCGGGTTCTTTGACACGCAATAGAAGTGCCTTGTTGTCGATGATCTGCATCAAACAGGTTTCCGATCCTTCTGCCGTTTGAATGCGCGGTTAGCATGGGTGCTGACAACTCGCAGGTTTGATTTACCTGCTG